TACGTTTAATTTTATCTTGCTTTAGAACGGAATTTTTCATTTCATTATTTTAAAGAAAGGGACATGGAAAAAATGGAAATTTTAGATATTATCGTCAAACAATTATCGAAAACCATGTCCCCTTTGTTTAGTTTGTATTGTTCCTAATGTTATTAACCATGTTGAACAATGTTGTGTCATTTATTACGCATTCGCACATTAATTGAATTCCGCCATGCTTTGTCATTATTTCCATCACTTCATATGTTCCTGATTGGTGTTCGAATCGTGATCCAACCGGCAACATAAAAGGTGACACACGCATTTCAACTTTTGTGTCTTTAATCAAATATAAATCGACCAAAAATTCACACGTTTCATCATTTATAAAAGGATATCCATCAATCATTGTTTTCATCCTTTTGCTTTTCAAACCATATTGAATGAATTTGTCCAAAAAACTTTGTTCGTGCAATTTTGATTCCATTATTTTCCGCTAAATTACAAAATTCATTTAATTTATCATCAAGTGAATGTGCTTTCCATAGTATTCCGGCACGTTTTATTGTGTAATCCGCACAAAATTGTATTGTTCCGGCATCAACACCGCAGTCATCCAACAACTTTTCAATTGATAGTCTAATCGGATAACCATTTCGATATTGAACAACCATGTAACAAAGTTATTCATAAATTTTGAATTTTTCATTTGGCACATAAATCAACAATTCTTGGTCATTAGTTGAACCCTCGCGAACTTTACGACCACCAACACGTTTTTCACCGGTGATGTTGTTGCGACTAATAAAAACCAATTTATCATTCCATTGAATGAACAAGAATGTTGGCAATGCTTTTTCCATCATTTTCCGGTACTTTATGCATGAAACCATTGTTGTCGGATAATCATCATGATTTTTATTATAACATTTTATTTCAATGTAACACAATCCGGTTTTTTTACCATTTTCTAAATCGTAAACCAAGAAATCCAAATCATGTTCACCAAGTTTTTTGAATTGTCCATCAGGACAAATGCGATTCATGACTTTTAATTCATTTTCAATGTCTTTTTGACTTTCAAACCTTACTTTCAAAATACTTTCCGATTTTCTGAATTGTTTTTGAATGCAAACCACGTTCCGGATCAATACGATTCAGGAACATCCACATTTGATTTTGTTGAACACCGGCATCCTTGCAAAATTGATTCAAGGATTTACCGGTGTTTTTCAAATGGTCATTGATTGCTTTACGCAATTCTTTGTTTATACTTGATAAGAGTAATTTCATTAAAACGGCATATCATCATCCGGTTCACTTACTTTTGTAGGTTGTTCCGGTGCGTTTTGTTCAACTTTAATTGTTTCCGCTTTCCAAATTTCAATGGTGTTTAAATATTTAACGGAATTATCTTTTGGATTTGTCCATTCACGACCACGAATGTTGATTGACGCATCGATTTCATCACCAACATTTGATCCATCAATCAAAATGCATTTATCTTGTGTCAATTGACAACCGATAAATTGTGGATAATCACCACCGGTGCGAATTACAACCTCGCGTTTTTGAAATTTTTCACTAATTTTTTGGACTTCGCCCACTTTGTAAATTGTTCCTTGAACATTCATATTTATTTATTTATTAATTGTTTACTTGTTTTTATAATCTTTCGATTTTTTTGATTAATCCGTTCCAATACGGAAATTTTTCTTTTGCATTTGATTTACAATATGCCTTAATTGTTATTTTAAGCGTTTCTAATGGCTTTAATGCCTTTTCATGCTTATACACTACATAATGAATTAAATAATCGTTCATATCGCGTTAAACTTGTTCAAACATTTCATCAAATAATTCCCTTGCCCTTTCAATTCGTTCACATATTTGTTCAATCAATTCATCATCGCGTTCGATTATGAACCTTTTAACACGTTTGTGTTTTGGTATTTTGTCAAATATTGAATCCGACATCACACGCCTTTCCGCTTCCATTTCCGCCATTGTGAATGCATCTTCCATTCCTTTTTCGGTGTACTTTGGTTCTTTTAACAATTGATATGTGACTTTTTGAATTTCATCCGCGATAATGTGATCCGGTGTGTTTGTTAGGCAATACACCAATTCACATTGCTTGTGTCCTGAAAGCATCATGTAGGCATTCATTTGATTTAGGTATGCTTTGTTTTTTACATCGGTATCAAAAAATGTTTTGAAATATGTATGCGATGAAAATGAACATTTGATGTCACCAAGAATTGATTGATTGATGTCAGGTTCACCGGTCAAATAATCATTGAACAAACGAACTTTTGGTGCATCAATATCGATATCCCAATCAAACACATCCTTTGCCAATTGCATCCCCTCACGTTCGTTTAAAATGCCTTTTTCCAAATGTTTTGATGTTATCATTGGCGGTTCAATTCCGTATTTGTGAAATAATACACTTTCCTGAATCATTTTTAATGCAGTATCACCAAATTCCTTTCCACGACCTTTTGTCATTAATGCACCAAGTTGTGATGGTCTTACCAACCAATTATGCTTTTTCATGATTAAATGTTTTTAAGTTCAACAATTTGTTTATCAGTCAATGCAAATTCCTTTTTTGCTTTTTCAATGGTGTAATCACCTTTTTGTATTGCACCACACATTCGAATAAATTGTGCATCCGGTAGTGTTTTTTTTGTGTTTACCGGTGCGGATTGTTTTCCATGTGTGTTTGTTGCGTCACTATCTTTTTGGTCATCGATTAACCACATTGCACCACATGAATATTTTCGTGCATACGATGATGATGAACCAAAACATTGTGCCAAATCCATTCCTTTTTTCGCCGGATCAATACCGGCTTGTGCTTTTGTTGTCAATTTATCTTTTCCATCACCAACGATGCACGTTGATTGAACAAATATAACACCGCCCAATTCCATTATTTCATCCTCAAATACCATGAACAAACTATGTTTCGCCAAATGCGGTTTTAATGCGGTTTGTATATCCTCCAAAGAACGATATTTGTATTTCCCAAAAGAATTGAATTGATTCTTTGGTGCTTTCAATTCCGATTGTATCGAAATGATTTTGTCAACGAATGACATTGTTTTTTTTGTTGTTTTTTTCTTTTCCATTTTATTTTTGAATTATAATTTTTGCATTTTTTTCCAATTGGTCACTAAATTTTTGCGTAAACGATTCGTGTTTTTTCCATCCCCAACATTGATTTAATGACCATTCATTGACCGATTGCATTATTTCTTCAATACAAGCATCTTTAATACTTTTTTTGTGTGTTTCTGAATCACCGGTTTGATATGACCATTGACCGGATTTAAGCAATCCAAATTTTTTACTTTGAAATTCTGAATGAATATAAATTCTTTGATTTTCCATTTTTATTTATTTAAAAATTCTCTTTGATACCAATTATTTATCTGTATTCTTAATCCTTTAGTAGTATTTAAAGTCCAATTAATTTTATAATATTTAGAATAATCATTTTGCTTTACAAAATTCATTAATTCTAATTTTGACATTTTTTGTATTGATTTCATTTTTTATGTTTTTTAATTGTTTGACTTTGCTAATATACAAACTTATTTTAATATAACAAGCAACAAACAAAAATAAATCACTTTTTTTTCAATTTTTTTATCAATCCCTTATAAAACACGATTAAATCTTTTAATTCATCCCTTGAATATTTTCTTGTTTCGTGTGCTTTTTTATGCAATTCAAACAATCGTTCACCGCCAATTTTCTTTTCGATGTTTATTTGATAATTTAACAAATTACCATGCAAATAACGATTGCAATACACACAACTTGCATGAACATTATCCGGATCAAAAGTGACCGATTTGTGTCCTCCTGAACTAAAATAATGCGATGCATCGTATTTGTCACCCAATGGTTTTTTACACGTTATGCATGGCAATCCGGCATCCCTTAATCGAACCCATGTATTAAAAACCGATTGACATTTTTTCATCAAATCTTGTGTTGTTTCCAATTCCGCTTTC